TCAACCTTTAAACGGTCGATTGTTTCGGACAATTTTGTTTTAACCTCAAATTCTTGCTCACTTTCTAAAAGTGTTGAAAGTTTTTCGATTGCACTTGAACGCAAATCTTCAAACTTAGTTTTAAGTGAAGATGTGTCTTCAGACATTAACTGAATAAATTCTTTTTTAGCCCCTTCATCAAGATTGTCAAGATAACTATTCAAAGTTTGGTTTGCAATTGAAACCATAGATTTTAAAGGAATATTAATTGTTTCTTTAACTGTTTCTTTTTTACTTGAGGTTAGAACTTGAATCAAATTTTTTCTTGATTTTAATCTTTCCATTAAATCCAATTTATTACTATAAACAAGTGAATCAACATCAGAGTAGTTGTTCTCCACATTCTCACTCATAGTTTTTGGAGTTTTAATAGTTGGTAATAATTTTTGAATTAAATTAATACCTTCATCAAGAAAGTCCTTGGCGTCGTTTTCTGTTAGTCCTTGCGGAGAACTTAGTTGGTCGTATAAAGAATAAAGTTTTGACATATTTTTATTACTCAAAACATTATGTTTGAATTCTTTTAACGATTTTTTAAACTCCTGTTCATTTCTGTAGGACTCTAATAAATTATTTTCAATTATGGATTTGATTTGTCCGAAAGTCATTTTGTTTGTTTTCAATATAAATATTACGAATTTAACAACTTATCTAATTCTTTTGAAATTTCTCCTAAAGAATCTTGACCTTGGTCTAAATTAAAAAATCTACTTTGTTCTGCAAAACCACTTTCTAATAAGATATTCATTTTCTCTTTTTTAGATTCAGGAGTTACTTCAGCCTCACCCCCTGCTGGTGGAGCTTCTGCTGGTGGTGCTTCTACCCCTGCAGGTTCTGCAGTTTCAAAACCTCCACCTCCAAATGATGGTGTTGCTCCCGCATCTTCACCTCCAGTTGTTGCTGCGGCAGTCGCAGTACCTCCTGTAGCACTACCGTATAACTTGTCAATATTATCAAACAAACCTGTCTTGGTAATAACTGTAGGTGTTGCTTTAAGTTCTTCACCGACAGCTCTTTCAATTCTTTGTTGTTGTAAATCCAATCTGATTTCTTCATCAGACCAACCAAAGATATGTTTCTTAGCCCATGTAGATGATGTAGGTTGAATACCGTTTCCTGGGTCCGCCACTAAATCTTTATACAATAATACCTTTTCTTTCCATACGTCGATTTTTAATAAATCTGCTTGTGTGGAAGGGTTAGTAAGACCTAATGTAAAGTTTTGTAATTCGTCTTCAAATCCTAATAGGAATAAGTGAACGATTGCTATTTTGTTTAACTCAGCAATCATACTTTTTTGAATTCTGTTGATTGTACGAGCAAAACGGATATCTTGTAATGATAAGTTTTTACCATCACCAACAACTTCTTCAAATCCTAAGAATGCTTTAGGAACACGAAGTGCTGTTAATAATTTCTTTTGGATATATTCAATATCAGCAATCTCTGATAAGTTTGTTGCTCCAGGTAATGTTGTAATTGGGTCTGGAGCTGCAGGGTCACGAACAGGGATAAAGTAATCTTGGTCAACCGCCATTTGGTTGAATCTCATATCCACGTTTCCTGTTTTTGAATCCACAACTTGTTCTCGTTTGAACTTGTTGGCAACACGGTTTACGTACGCTTCAACGTCATCATCATTCATGTTACCCACGAATACTTTAAACATTCTTCTTTCAGGCGCTCTTGATGTACGATAAATTAACATCGCATCTTCTGATAACAATAACTGTTTCCAAATACGTCTTGCTTTTTCCAACATAGATGTACCATAAGGAAGTTTTCTGTCATCACCTAATAATCTAAAGTGAGCAATTTCCCATGATTGGAATTCCATGTTTCTGTTCTTCCAAGTAAAGTGAAGGGCTTTTTTGTTCTCGTCTTTTTCCTGTGTAATATCAACAGTAATTTTTGCGGTTACACCAACCTCATGACGTTCAATTTCAATTGTAGGTAATTGTTGGCAACCAATAATCCCTTTTTCAGGGTCCAATTTTAAGTAGACAAAGTTATCACCATACTTACAAGTGTTTCTTGTCCACATAGGTAAGTTGGTGTTAATGTCTAAGTTATTGTTAAATAAATCGGCTAATACAGATTTAATTCTTTTTGATTCAGAATAGATTTGTAAGATAAAACCATCTTCATTTGTTGTTGTAGATTCTTCAGAATAGATATCCAGCGCGGCTGAAATCTCAGGTGTATACTCCATTGACTCGTAGTCATATTGTGCAGACAATCTTGATGGTTCATAATAAATTGCTTGGGAGTATAAGTTGTTTTCAACTTTAGCCCATTGATTCGTTAAATAATAAGTTTGTTGAGCTTGAAGTTTTTCCCTTTCATAATCATCACGATTTGGGGTACGTAGAAGTTCTTTTTTATCAAACTTAAAAGTCGGATAATCCTGCTTCAATAATGAATTTGGCCCGAATGTTTGGGATAACCTCTGCCATACCGTTAGATTTTGTTCGCTCATATTACAATCTTACTAATTACTTTGATAATATAAATACTTATCTGGCACCAAATAACCACCCATATTTTTGATAATCAGCTTTAGTTGCCTCACCATGATTACCCAAACCATTACCTCTACCCATCTGTGGAACCATAGGGTTAAAGAATTCAGATGCGTTTTTATTTTCATTAACGGTTGTGGCCCATGAATTAATCATTGCCTTGGTATGATTGGTGACTTTTTCTAAAGATTGAAATGATTTTTCCGCAACATATAGTGCCATGGAAACTCCCATAATACAGTCATCGTGATGACCTTTTTGGTGGTCAGGTCTTCCATTAATATAAATGAAAGTATTCATTTCATTATATAATCTACTCGAATATACTTTAAATCCATGTCTAACATTTTCTTCAAACGCAGCAATAATCTGAACTCTTTTTGAGTTAAAGTTAATACCTGGTATCTTATCGTTAATTTTTGGGTCCCATTTCCACTTATTACTTGTATCGACATTATCAACATATAACCCACCTTGATAACTCAACTCTTGTAATTTTCTTGCAGTAGAAATACCCATACCTCCCGTGATATCAATTACACAGTAAGCGTTATACATAGTTCCCCATTTATATGCGATTTCCGCCAATACATCAGGTGGAACTTTGGCAACATATTCCAATACTTGCTCTCTTGTATCAAAATCAATGATTTGGATACTTGAGAAGTCTTCAGAGTCTCCTCTTGATACATCGACACCCATTACGTACTTATGTCCGTTTACAGGTTCTTTAAATATCCATAGTGAACCTCCCATCAACTTAGCTTGGGGCTCACGTAACATATTTTTGGATATTTCTTGCATCAATTCAGATTCGAATACGTTATCACCCGAACCTAAAAAGTCACATTCTAACTCCTGAGCCACCTTACGTCTATCAAACTTCAACTTCTTAACCATACTCTCAAACCAAGCAGAACATGGTTTGTATCCTTGTTCGATATAGTCAGTTACTATTGAATGGTCTCTTTCGTATGGATTTTCCATCGATAAGTCGATAACGTCTTTGTCCGAATATTCTTCTCGGTTTAATAAGAAATGAACCAAGTCAGGAGTTTTAACCATATACAAATCTTTTGTATATCTTGGGTCACGATACCAAAACATCTCAGATATTTTGAAATCGTTCATGTTTCTTAATGACTGGTCGTAGATTTCATAATAGATGGGGTCATATCCGTTTGGCGTGGATACAACGATTACCTTACCACCCGTAGATAGTGATGCCATACAGGCTGACCAGAAGTCTGAGTCTGCCTCGATAAACGCCGCCTCGTCAAATACAAGGATGGTAGGTGTATAACCTCTCAAGGCATCTCGTGATGTCGCAACGGCTTTAACTTCACAGTTATTGGTTAATTTGAAATGTCGTTGTGAATTTTTTTCTTTCGAGAATCCAACACCAATCCATTCAGGCCATTGTTCTGTGAACCCCCTAACCTTATTGGCCATCTCCATAGATGTATCCAATTTGTTGGCGATAATAAGAATTTTTTCTGGTTTGTTTTTCTTGGCAAAAACCAATCTTTTTGATATCCAAGCGGCAGTTACTGTAGATACACCCGCCTGACGATACTTTAACGCAATGTTTTCGTTGTATGTGTCATAGTCTTCTATCAGACTAACTTGGTCGGGGAATAAATCTAATGGGACGTATTTTGATACGGTATTATCGTATGTCTGTAAATAAGTACGAAGTGCATAAGGTGTGTTCCTCATACACTTCGTTACCTCTATAATCAGTTGTTCTTTATTCACACATGTTAGTTAGGTCTTGTTATGCCTAAACCACTTAAGAAATCATCTAATCCATCATCATCATCAGGGTCGATATCCTCTTCCTCTTTGTAATCGTCATACTCATCTTTCATTTGCTTAGCTTCTCTAACAATTTCTTCAAATCGTTTTTTTGCTCTTGCCAATTTAGTTGAGTCTTCTGATATAGCGTTTCCGATAATTTCCAAGAATTCTTTGGCCTCAATTTGATATAATAAGATATGGAACCAATTAATCAATCCTTTGTATTCAGGGTCAAAAATATCATCAGGTAATGCAAAACGTATTTTCTCTACGATTTCAGGACCAATACGTAATTGCATTGGTTCATTTGCCAATGTGTCAACTTGACCCATAACTTTTTCTCTCATACCAGGGTCAGATGGTAATCCATGTCTACCTTTGGCTTCTTCTAAACCTTTAATAATTTCATGACAAAGGATTGGGAAAATTAAACCTGTTGCAACAATTCTAGTATCAGGTCTTTCTTCACCTTCTTCTCCTTCACCACCACCATCTTCATCGTCAGTATCTTCTAATTCAACTTTACCCGCAACTCCTTGACCTGTTTGACTCATTTGTTCAATCATCTGTTCCATACTAAAGTATAAGAAATCGTTGATTGCCATAATACCTAAATAGTCACGATATAATGACGGGTCAATTGCATCTAATCTTGATTTAACATCAGGTTTTTGGAAAAGGTAATGACCTTTTTTTGCCGCCCCTTGAATAAGAGCGTTAATAATATTTCTTTTGTGTTTTTCTAACTCTAATATCTCTTCGTCAGTCAAATCTTCAATATCAAAAGAAGGGAATTGTAATTTTTCTTTTTTCTCTTCATCTTCTTCGTCATCATCTTCAGGTTCAGGTTGCATTCTGAAATTGTCTGTAGATGGCATCCCTAAAGACGCTTCAATTTCATACCAATCTGCAGGAACCTCAGCATCTTCCAATGACGCTTCTTTTGCCAACTCAATTAATTCATCTCTGTGGGCCGCTTCGATTCTCATAATGTTAGGTAGTTTTCTCATCATCTCTTGATAAATCATACCTTGTACTTGTTGAGAACTTAAGTCTTCAATACCTGTAACTTGACTTAACTTATCCGCAACTTTTTGGAATCGTTTACTAACCAATCTTTGTACGTCTTCAGCACCTTTTTTCATTGCAGGATTCGTAGCATATAATCCTTCAGGACTAGCCAACTTCCTTTCAAGGTTGGGGTCCATTCTTTCGGGTCTGTTCCCGTAATCGATTTGTTCTTTAATTTTTCTTGCCATGATTATTTTTGTAGTATTTGCATTATAACGTCAATCACTTTTTCTTTTGCATCTTCAGGTGAAACTTTTTTTGCCTTTGGAGCAGGGTTCTCACCAGGGTTTGGATTCTTACCTGGGTGTGCAGGTCTTGGTCTTTTACCAGGAGATACACCAGGTTTTGTTGGTGCTGGTTTTGTTGTTGGTGATGGTGCAGTACCTTGTTCTGAAATGTACTTTACTAAGTCACCTTTTGTAATTTTTGGAGGCATGTGTTTTTCCACGATTTTTTGTATTTGAGATTCTAAAAACAAAGATACGGGATTTTTTCCTTCTCCCAACTGTTTTTTTACTTCTTTAACACATCTTTCCCATTTTCTTGATTTTTTAGGTCCAACTTGTGTATGACAAATAGCCCAAGCGTTTGGTCTATCTTTATCTTCAGACATACCAAT